TTTGTTGTAATGTAATACCTTTAAATTCTATTTTAACTTTAACACCATTTGGTAATGTTACCATTTTGGCCTCATTCAGTTTTGCTTCGTGAGTTGTAAATGAACGACCAAGAACCATTCTAACAGCTTTAGCCAAAGCACTAACACTTTTTCTATCTAAACCAAGTTTTCCTTTTTTACCTAAAAGTTGTAATCTATCTCTACCAGCAAAACTAACATCTTTCATAGATGATATTCTGACTGTAGTTTCTATAAGTTTTCCTTCTTTAAGTTTCTGAACTCTTTTATAATGTTTTTCTGTTTGTTTTAAACTTTGTAATTTATCTCTTAAAACTAATTTAAATTCTTTCTTTTCCCAATCAGGTGTTCCTTTATAATTAACCTTATCTTTAGCATACGCGATTTGACCTTTAATACTATCTATTTCTTGTTTAATTAGATTGAGAAAATGTCTTTTCTGAAATGATTCTGATAATATATCTTTTAGTTTAATCACTATAGTAATCCCCAGATTTCTGCTGAATTTAAAAATTTTCTTCCTATAGCATCTTTTAATTTTAAATCTAAGTATGTTCTTGGTTTAATAATTTCATTTGCTCTTCCCATATAGTCTTGTACTGCTTTTAATCCTTCATATGCTTTCATTAATTTTTTATCACCAACGAGTTTAGCAACTAATATTCTTGATTCAGTATGATTATTGTATTGAGTCAACTTATTTATTTTATCCAAATACTTTTGGTCCATTTTTTTCTTTTCTGTTATTATGTCTTTTAGTTTAATCACTTTAACTCTCTTTTAATCTTTTGAATATCAGCCATAAGTTGTTGAACACTCATACCTGAAGCTTCTATAACTTTATATAATACAGCCGATCTTTTTAATCTATTTAAATTTGCACCTTTCATAGCATCAACAAATTTATTTAAAAATCTATCTACAACCGATGGAAGTTTTATTTTATCAAAATCAACTTCATTAAGTTTACCTTCGAATTGTTTTTCTATATCTCTCAAATCATCGTCTGATGGTTCTTTGTCAAATGGGTTATCTTCATCGTCTCCGTGAGGACCACTTCCTGGACCTCCTTCTTGATACATATATGTATGAGGTTTACCTTCATCATCAACCTTTTCCACACTACCATCTTTATGAAGTTTTTCCATTTCATCTTTTGTAAACTTTACAGTATGCTCTTTTATCAAATCTTTTAATTTTATCATTTTTATCCCCTATTTGTTATCTGGATATTTCAATCTGACAACTGTAAAATATTTACCCAGTCTATCAATTATTTGTTTTATACTCTTGTTTTTTGATTTTCTTAAAATTGGAACTTTTTTCCTTGTTTTAAAATCACCATAACCATTCATACGAACAGTATCTATTGTTCCGTCAGCTTCTATTCTTACTAAAGCCCATCTTGAATTTTCTAAATATCCATTTGGCCAAGTTTTTTTATCATCTACTGATATTTTTCCTATTATAGCTGGATGTTCATCTCTTCTACTTAATGCACCCAAACCAAGTCCATCTGCATATGGAACTTTTATACCCTTTTGGATTTGTTTGATAACATTTTTCACACTATCTTTATCCCATAAAGGTTCTTTTGCTTCTGTAAGTTTTCCTTCTTTAATTGCTCTCATTCCAACTTCGTAATAGTCATCTGACTTGATAATTCTATTGTAAAGAATAGTTGCAGCTCTTTTAGATTTAGCTTTTTTCACAATTTTTTCTCTACCTTTTTCATCTCTAAGATATACTTCCCATTCGTTGTTTTTGTAATCTTCTTTGATTTTTCCTTCAATATCTAATGTTTTTGGATAATCTTTATCGCCAGGTTCAGCAGGTGATTCACCTCTTTTTCTTTTAGCGTGAATGTTAGCCCACAATCCTTTATTTTTTGCTTCGTGAACTGTAGCATCATCAGTTTCAACTTTCATATCGTCTTTACCAGTTAACTTATATCCGAGTACTTCCGATTGTTTTCTTCTTACATTATCAAAAGCTTTTCTTTTACTTTTTGGTAACCCACCAGCAAAACCTTCTTTAACTTTACCAGCATTTAATCCTTGTTTCATATACTTTTGAGTAGCTTTGAAAAATGTCATCATTTCTCTTCTATCTAAAAATACAGGTTTTTTACCTTTTGCTTGTAATGTAATTCCTTTAAATTCTATTTTAACTTTAACACCATTTGGTAATGTTACCATTTTAGCTTCGTTAAGTTTTCCTTCTTTAACTTCGTGAGCAGTAAATGAACGACCAAGTACATTTCGCACTGCTTTAACTAAAGCACTAACACTTTTTCTATCCAAACCAACTTTACCTTTTTTACCATAAAGAGCTAATCTATCTCTACCAGCGAAAGAGACATCTTTCATAGTTGAAATTCTAACTGTACTTTCAGCCATTATTTCTCTAACCATTTTTCTAATCAAACTTTTCACACGACTCTCCCGTTTAACCTTATTAGGTAAACCTTTATGTTTTGTTGAAGCAAAATCATCAACATCATCTTTGTCCATTGATTTTGCAACTTTTCCAGCTTCACCCTCTTTAGCTTTATCACCTTTTTGCATCGCTTTCACAACTCCAAAAAACCTTTGTTGTGATTTTGATGATGATGGCATTACTGTAATTTATCCAATACTTCTTTAGACAATAAATCTTTAAATTTTTTCATTGGTCCACCAACATAACTCCAAAGACCACTAATAGTTTTACCATGTTCTCTATCAACTTTAGAAACAGCTTTAGACAAATCCATTACAGCTTTTTGATAAACTTTTTCAGCTTTTTCCATATTTTTCCATTGTCTAGCAAAAGCTGGTATTGTTTCATTAATTTTTTGTTCGGTTTTAAATGGTGGGTTATCTTTATCAGTATAAACTTTGCCCATTTCCAAATCACCAAATTCTTTCATCAAATTTTCAGTAATAGTTGGTTTTTTATTTTTTTGTATTTTTTTAGTTTTAGGTTTACTATTATACCCCATCATTTTTTTATAATCCACTTTACTCTCCTCTAAATATATCGTTGATTATGTTTTCAATTTTACAATCGTGACAACACATACCATCTCTTGTACCAACACCTTCATTTAATTTTCCTTCATTTGTTGGTGATAAGAAAGCTCCGTGTGTAGATGGATTTGATACGAAATCAAATGCAATAAGTTCAAAGTCTGGTTGAACTTCTACAGTATCATCTTCACCATCAGCTTCTTGTATTTCTTTAACTGAACCTAATCCTCTTGAAGAAATACCCAATTTAATACCACTTTTAAATAATTCTTTTAAAATGTTTCCAGCTGGTGTTCCTAATACTTCAACTGTACCAACTAAATCATCACCTTTCCAATGCATTTCCAATATATTATGTGATACATTGTTTAAATTTACAACAGAAGAATCAGGATGGTCAAGTTCACCTAATGCTCTTCGTTCTCTAATTTGAACTTCAGCATATTTTTTGGCTTCTCTTACAAGAGTTTCTCTTGGGTAGACTCTACCATTCTGATTTTTAGCTTCAGCTCGTTGTAAAACACCTTTTACAACTAATCTACCATCATTTTCTTTGATAGATTCATTTATCATATCTCTTGATATTTCAAATGGTATGTAATCTACTAATACTTGTTTTGACATTTTTTATATCTCCTTATTAATTTGCTGACCTACTTAATTCAATCCAAGTTGTTCCATTGGATGTATATAATACTAATGTTTCATCAACACTTGCAGTCCAAGTCGAACCATTTAATTTAAAATTACCACTATCAGCAATTGTTGATGAATTTGTCGCACTTGTTCCTATTAAAACCATAACTTGTCCGGCTATTCCACCATCAAGTTGAGTTATTGCTGTACCACCAGTATTTGCACCAATCTTTAGTACATTTACATTTGCAATATCAGGAGTAACATCATCAGCTGTAGCTGTTCTTTCCTCTAATACAAGAGGTTGTAAACCCCAAGACATAGCATCTTTTTGTTTTTTATTAAATACAGGTCCACCTGATGTATAAGTCATTATTATTCTCCTACTTCCAAGAGTTTCGTTTTATCCAGATGTCACGATATATATCACCGACAACATCTCTGATTAATTTTTTTATTATTTCTAAATCTTTTTTATCTAAAGCCTCATTAACTTTATTTTTTTTCCTATTACTACTATTCTTTTTCCTTTTCTTTTTAGCTTCTTTACTTTTGCCTCCACCTGTAAAAGCCATAGGTGTCATATACCCAGGCGCTGCAGCAGTAGTAGTTATTTCCTCTAAATCTTCTTCTTCAATAATCTCTTCTGTTAAAGATTTAATTATCTCATTAAAGTGTTTTTTGTTTTTTACTTCCACTTTTCTTTAACTCCTTTAGAAGTTCCAAATATCTCATTGTTTGAACTACATGAGAATCTTTAACTAAATTTGATTTTAAATTTATTCCACACATTTTATCTATAGAATTAATAGCTTCATTCATTTTAATTTTTACAACTTTATCTTGTAAGTTTTTAGAATGAGTTTTCAAATCATTTTTCAACCCTTTAACTAATTCTTTCAATGTGTCTTTTAATGAATTAGTATTAGAAATATTATTAATATATTCTCTTAGTAGATTTTTTTGAGTTCCACTTAATTTTGTATATTTTTGATTGAATTTTTCTAAAAGAGTTTTGTAAGTAATTATTCTTAAATCTTCATCTTTTGGTAAACGAATAGACGAACCCATTTCGATAGTTTTATTTGTTGTTACATGCTCAACTAAATTAAAATGAGATTCAGTTTTTTCAACTGGAGATATATTATTATATTCAAATAATTTATATACTGATGCGTAAACAGCATAATTTTTTACCTTAGATGAAAGAAATTTTTGTAAATCATATACATCTTTTATTTCTTTTACTAAGTTGTATTTTTCTCTTTTTAACTGGGTATTATTTAGAGATTTTCTTTCATTAATTACTTCATTTATAAAGTAATCAGCTTTTTTATCATTATTAAACTTTTTATTAATTAGAATATTATAAAGAGCTAACTCTTTACCCAATTCCGTATTTTCATTAAATTTACTTTTAACAATATGTGACGCTTTGGAGTCACTTTTTTTATTCAACACATCCGCTGTTATTTGTCTGAGTAGAAATTCAAACAATAACCCAGTATTGCGGATTTTTGAATGCTTTAACTTTGAGTTACGCATACGAGTTTTCTCCGTCTATTATTCTATATAGTTTTTCATATATAAATATAAAATTTTTTGAGTTTTGTGTGTATTTATTCATCTTCATTTAAAATATTTTCTTCACTCAAAATACTTTTATTTTTTATGTTTTTTCCAAATTTATTTTTTAACTGATTTAACAATCCTTCTCGTGCAACAATCGTTCCACCTTTGGATGTAGCTAATGGCGATTTACCTTTAAAGTTTCTTTTACCATATTTTTCTTTTTCATATTTTGTGGCATCTTTTAAATCATCAGCATCGTATTCATTACCATACTCTTTTTCTTCTGTACCACTTCTTCTATCACCACCATGTTCACCCCGTCTAGCCATTGGGAATCCACCACCTAAACCTCCATCATCCATATCAGCTAAATCAGATGGAGTTCCAACAGATTCTCCTGATTTAACAGGGTCATTTCCTTCAGTTTCAATTTGTTCAAATCTAAATGCTTGTTTTCTATCTTCAATAATTTCATCAAATATATCTTTTTTCTCTTCATCGTTTAAATCAAAAATGTTATTATAAATCCATTCACGAGACATAATTTTATTTTCCATAAGACTATTAGCTATTTCAACTTGTTGATTTAACAATTCTAATTTTTCTTGTTGATGTATCATTGATGGATTAGTTAATTCTAAATCAAAATTAATCAATTCCGCATCTTCAAATCCTTGAGTGTATAAATGAACGATAGCTATTTTTTCAAGTTCAGCAACAATTATTTTTTGCATTCTTTCAATTGTTCTAGCGAACCTAACATCCTCAGCAGCCAATGTAGCTTTTGAACCTACACCTTCTTCATATCCTAAAAAAGCTTTAGGTATTTTTAATGCTGCCATCATTTTGTTTCTCAAATACTCAATATCATCGATAGCCCCATCATTTGTTAAACCTTGTAATGTTTCTATTTGTGTTCCACTATCACCACCACGAACAGGTAAGAAATAATCTTCTGTTGTAGATTCCATATTATATCTTAAATTATAGTCACCTGTTTTTTGGTCAATAACAGGAACTTTTTTCATTTTATTAATAATTTGTTGCATAAAATTTTCAACTTCATTAGGTGGAATGTTTCCAATATCAAGTTTAAATACTCTTTTTTCTGGAGCTCTCATAATTCTGTGAATCAACATAGCGTCTTCCATAAGAGTTAATTGTTTCCATACTTTACGAGCACCTTCTAATGTTGATTTACCATATGGAAGAAAATTAGCATCAGATAGTAATCTAAAATGAGCTATTTCATAATTTTCATATAATTTATTATTTTTATTTCTACCCATAGGATTGGAATTTTCTTCTCCCTCTTCAACTTCAAATTGAACAAGTTTTGGATTACTTGGGTCATGGTCTTCAAGTCTATATACATCATATGGAGTTAAAGGTTTTATATTAACAATACCATATTTATCTAAAATTTCAAGATTTAAATAAAAATCACCATATTTTGTAAGATTTCTAATCCAAGACCAAAGGTTAAATTCTATATTCATAACATCGTAAAATAAGTTATGTAAAATTTTAGTAACTTTTGGATTATCTGATTTTATTTTCATTATTTTATTTTCAACATTAGAAACAGTAGATTCATCCGAATATACATCTAAAGCTGATGATATGATTGGGTCTGCATCCATTAATTCATAATCTCTAAATAATTCTCTTCTTTGTACATCATAAGCACTTCTAGCATTTTGTTTAGCAGAATAAGTTGTGCCCCAAGAATTATGATTCATCAATCTAGAGTATCTATCTATAAAATTAGATGTCAAACTTGTTTGAGAAAAGTCAACATCTTTTACTTTTATTTGTCCTTCATCATCTTTTCTAAGTACTATTTGATTTTGAAATAATTTTCCTAATCTTGTTAATACATTTTCATTTTGTGCCATAATTCCCTCTTATTGTTTATCCTAATAACCAAGTTAAATCTTCTTTATCCTTACCAGTCTCCATTTCGTATGGATTCTTTTTAGGTCCTGATGTACCTTTACCAAAACCAGCAGACAACTCTTCTTTGTTTCCATTATTTTTTAACATAGAATCCATCATTTGCCATTGTGTTTGATTTTTATCTTTTTGTATTCTCAAGGCTGTATCTCTAATCCATAAAGCAATAGCATATGACATAACCAAATCATCATTATACCCAGCCATAGCTTCTGTCCTTGAATTACGATAAATATAAACAAACAACTCATCTAGTAATCTGTTTGAATAAAGTGTAACTAATTTTTCTCTTGTATATTCTTCCATTTTTGCTATAATTAATGGTTTTGTTTTCATTGTTGTTGAAAACCCAGCAACCATACTTCTATCTTGCGCTCTATATTTATTTGTGTTTAGTTGATTTTCTGTATCAACATATTTTAAATCTTTTGATTGATAGAATAGGTTTTTATACCCCCTATCTATAATTGTTTGTAGTGTAGCCCAACCAATGTTGTTGTTCTCAACTACAAGTAAAGCATCGTTATATTTTGTTGCTAAATCTATAAGAAAATGTCCATAATCAGTAGTTGACAATTTTCCTTTATACTCTGCACATTGTTTCATACCCTCAACTTCAAACACTTGACAAGCTGAGAAATCACTCCCATCACCACGAGATACATCAGCAACTACAATGTAATCTTTAGTATAATCAGGTTGTTCCCATACCCATAAATTTCTATCTACACCTTCTTGTAATACAGGAGCTTTAACCATATTTTCTTGATACCAAGTTAATATTTTCGGATCAACTACAGATTCACCAGAAGTAAGGAAGTCAGTATCACACTCTTGTGCAGCTT